CTCTTTTGCCATTGATGTATGGCTTAAACTACTATACCCTTGTAGGAGCCTTTATAACAGTAACACTTGTAATAGAAAGTATTTTGGCTAAGATACAACAAAAAGTACAGTTTACAAGGGACTACACAGGGTAGGTATCTGACGGGAGGGGTTCCACCCGTCAGATTTTCCATGTGATATTTAAGCTGTCGCTTGTGGCGGCTATGGTAGTAATCATCAAATCTACCACACGCCGCTTGTCGTCAAAGGATACATTTTCCCAAGTATCGAGGTAGCCGGAAATCTGGCTGACCTGTTCCGGGCTGATGGCTTCCACCGTCAGCTCCGCTATCCTCGCCAGAAGTTCCTGCTTGCGTCCGTCCAGTTCCGCTATCTTCACATTCACATAGGAGAGCAGGACATTGTTTGCACCCGTCAGACTGTCCACCAGCTTTTCAATCTCGCTGTCCACATGGGCAAGTTCCACTTGCAGGGCGGCAATTTTAGGGTTTGCCTTTGCCGCTTTCTTTCTGCCTGTCAGCGTCTTGTGCTTTTCCAGCTTTTTCACCATCTGCTGGTAAACCACCGCTTCCAGCTCCGAAGTGATGATTTTCCCGCACCCGGCACAGCTTTTATTGTCCAGCCGCTTTGTGCAGCGGAGATATTGCTTTCCCACAGGATTGTTAATGCTCATAAGGGCATACCCGCAGTTCCCGCACTTGATTTTTCCCGCCAGCCATGTATGGGTGGCTTTCCGGGCAGACTGGATTTTCATGTTGTTCATCAGCTTCTTGCGGCAGGTCAGCCAGATGTCAGAGGGGACAATGCCCTCATGGGGAGCCAGCACCAGCATTTGGTCTTTCAAGTCGTTCTTTTTGCTGGGCTTCACATCTCGCCCTTGATACAGATAGCAGCCGTTCATGCCTGTAAAATCGGCAGCGTCATTGACAATGACTGTCCCTTGACTTTTGAAAAACTCGTACACATCAAGGTCTGCCTGCACATAGACAGGATTGCGTAACATCTGCGCCAGCGTGGGGCGTATCAGTTCTTTACCGTTGAATAAAATCCCCTGTTCGGCAAAGTACCGGGTAATGTCCCCGTAGGAGGTTGTGGGCTGGGCGTACATCTCAAACATCAGCCGGATATTTGCCGCTTCATCTGGATTTACCACCAGCTTCTTTGTGTTGATACCGTCCATCTTAATCGGCTCTGTATGGAAACCGTAAGGGGCTTTCCCACCCATCTTGAAACCTCGCTGGCTACGGGAATAGTAAGCGTCCGTTACCCGCTTCTGTATGGTTTCCCTCTCAAGTTGGGCGAACACGATACAGATATTCAGCATCGCCCGCCCCATCGGGGTGGAGGTATCAAACTTTTCCGTAGAGGACACAAACTCCACATTGTATTGCTGGAACAGCTCCATCATATTGGCAAAGTCCAGAATGGAACGGCTGATACGGTCGAGCTTGTAAACCACGACTTTTGCAATTAAGCCCCGCTTGATGTCCCGCACCAGTTCTTGAAACTTCGGACGGTCTGTGTTCTTGCCGCTGTACCCCTTGTCTGTGTATTCCTTGCAGTTACCGCCTTTCAACTCGTATTTGCAAAATTCAATCTGGCTTTCAATGGAAATGCTGTCCTTTTTGTCTACCGATTGCCTTGCATAGATTGCGTCTATTCGATTATTCATATTGTCGCTCCTTTTCTTAAAAAAGAAACGGAGCTGCTGACACCTTTATTATACCGTCAGCAGCCCCGCAAATCAACGATGGCTTCGGAAAATCTTATGCTCCGGCTTCCTCACTCTGCCGTTTGTCGGCATATTTGCGGAACACCTCATAAAGCTGCTGTTCCAGCTCCCGGCGTTTTGCCGCTTCCTGCTCCGGCGTGAACACCGGGGAGAGATTTTCCAGCGTGATTTCCTTTCCTTGAAAAGTCACGACTTCGGTTTCTTTCTTGTATCTGATATGCTCCATAGTACCTCCGTATTTAATTTTCAAAGTGCAGTGCCGCCATGCTGCGGCGTGAAATGTTTTCTGCCATCAATCACCGTTCCCTTGTGTGCCGCTGCTGCCGTTTCAGTTCCACCAGTATATCCGGCGGGATACGGTCAACCAGCCGCTGTAAATCGTCCAGTTCGCTTTTCAGCTTTGCCCGTTCCATCGTATCTTTCATCTTGCCTTTTTCGCTGGCTTTGGCTCTGGCTTCCAACTGTTCATTTTCTGCCAAAAGGTCGTTTATTGTGACCTTGTATTTTTTGAGCTGACCGGAGAAATTCTCCATCTGCGGAAACCACTTTTTCAGCAGGGAGAGGGCTTCCTCTTTCTTCTTTCCGGCATTGAATGGGGTAATACCGTCCAGCGTAGCTTCAATGGCTCTTGCCTGTTTGGAGAGATTGACCGCCTGCTTGAACAGACGGGTGGGGATATGCTTCCTGCCTGTCTTGCTGGCACTTTCCCCACGCTCCAAGTCGGGATATTTCTCCACCATATAAGCGTGAAAATCGTCCTGCCATTTTGTGAGGTTGGCTCTATTCCCTATAATCTCCTTTGCACACAGGCGGTTGTCCTCTGTCAGCGGGACAAAGACCAAATGCAGGTGGGGCGTTTTCTCGTCCATGTGTACCACCGCCGACACGATATTTTCTTTCCCTACCCGCCTGATTAAGAAATCAGCCGCCCTCTGGAAAAATTCCTGTATCTCCTTTGGGGATGCGATGTTTATACGAGGCGGGAACGACCCGGAAGATAAAAAGTGATGAAAAAGTCCAGAAGCCATGCGGGTTTCTGGACTTTTTTCTTATTCGGCGGTTTTGTACGAAAAGCGTAGTTCAATGCCGTTTTTGAGCAAAATTGAGGTGGTAAGGCCATCTTTTATACAAAAGTTTGAGACCGTTTCGTTGAGGAAATCCTTGACGATTTTGGGGTCGATCTTGCGGATGAAACGCTCGTAGTTCACATAGCGCTTGTCCAAGAGCTGCTGGGTCAGGATGAACTGGCTGGCCTTCTGCATGAATGCCTCATCGGAAAGCGACAGGTCGAAGGCATTGGCAATGTCCAGCTCGTTGATGCGGGAGTCTACCTCGCTGAGGGCTTTTGTGATGCGCTCACGCTCGATGTTGAAGTCTTTGCTTGCCATCTCGTCATCTCCGTAGAGATAGATGGTCTTCAGGCGGTTGAGGGCGCGCTCAAGCCGGCGCTTCTCGGAGAGCAGCAGATCGCGTTCGCTCAAGTCCGCACTGGACTCCGTGGCCGCGATGGTAGGAGATTCAAAGCGCTTCTCATCAAAGCCGCTGCGCAGGTGGTTGTATAGTTCTTCGAGGCCCGGACGCTCGATGTGGTCAACGCGGGCAAGCGCTTCGCCACGCAGCAGCTTCTTCTCCAATGTTTCGATGGATGTCGTTCTGCCGAAGGAGTTGGATGCTTTTATCAGGTTGGCGAAGAAGTTCAGTACGAATGGGCCGAGGGTCACATCGGAGACGTACTTGTTGGTGCAGTCCTCGGATTTGCGTCGCCGCGAGCAGATGTACATAGACGGTCTCCAGCCGTCTGCCCGGACTTTATCGGTGGTTGCAGCCATCGTGGAGCCGCAGCAGCCGCAGGTGAGCAGCCCGGCGAAGACGTGGACGTTTTTTCGCTGATAGGTGGCATTCTTGTTGTAGCGCTTGCTTTCCAGAATGACACCGACAGCAGCCTGTCGTTCAGGGGACACAATGGCCGGGTGGTGGTTCTCGACCAATACCCATTCGTCCTTGCCCTTTTCGTGGAAACGCTTTGTGTTGGACTCGTCGCGGTAATTGTACCGATACGTTCCAGAGTAGAATGGACTGGAAAGAATCGTGTGGACGGTGGTCGGACTCCAGTCGTTTCCAGCGCGGGATTTCAGGCCACGCTCATTCATAATCCGAGCAACCCGGACAATGGACTTTTCGGACTCGTACAGGGAGTAGATCAGACGGACGATTTTGGCCTCGTCCTCGGCGATGGAGAAGGTCTTGCCCTCTTTGTCGTAGGAGTACCCGTAGGGAACCTTGCCGCCGTTCCAGATACCATCATTGGCGCGGGACACGAAGACGGCGCTGACTCGCTCAGAGGTCGTTTTGCGCTCCAGTTCCGCAAAGATCAGGATGATTTTGAGCATGGCTTCGCCCATCGCGGAGCTGGTATCGAATTGTTCGTTCTTCGACACGAAGACCACGCCAAGCTCTTTCAGCTCGGCGTACATGATGGAAAAGTCCAGAAGGTTACGGCTGATACGGTCGATTTTCCAGACCAGCAGGTGAGAGAACTCGCCGGTCCTCATTCGGGCCATCATCTGCTGATAGTCAGGACGGTCGGTGTTTTTGGCAGAGTAGCCTGCATCCTCGAAAATCACATAGTCCGAGATGCCGAGGGCATATTTTGCATAGTTGATGAGTTCTTCTCGCTGGACGGGCAGGCTAGCCCGGTCAACCTGATACTGCGTTGAGACTCGAACGTATATGGCGGCTTTCTTTTCCTCAAAGCGTTGTGCCGCCTTCTTCGTCACATAGCCCATTGCGAAACCTCCAGAAGATAATGATAGCTGAAGAAAAAGCAGCTCCGTGCGTAGTGCGGGGCTGCTTTTCTGTTATGCACAAAAAGGAATGATAGAAACTATGCAAAATGTCGGGGGGGGGTACACATTCAAGGAATCGACAACGGCATCACGGATGCTGCCATAGTCTGCAAGGTATGGGTCCAGCTTTTGCAGCATAGTAAGCGAGATGGTCTTCTGAGGGCCGCACTGCTCGTCCAGAATATGAGTCGGTACGATGTAGAAATCCCATCCATCCAGTACCAGCGGGTCGGCACGCTCGCGCACGGTCTCCGTATAGAGGCAGAACACATACACGTCAGATTGCCGCTTAACCTCCTCGGCATAGCCGCTGATGGAGTCCCAAGCTCTCGTTGGCCGGATGCTGAACTGGATGCTGGACAGTCTTCCATCGCCCTGCCGCCATGCCTGAAGATATGCGCAACTCTTGACCTCGATGCGCACTTTATCGCGGGACTCGCCATTACATACCCAGTTGTAGGGGAAAGAGATGTCGTAGGGAGTCCAGTCATCGTTGGTCCCGCTCAGATCAACACCCAGCGCGGCGGATACAATGAACTCGCAGTAGGAGCCTCGCAGGGTGTTGTTGAGCAGGTCTGAGGCGTTCCAGCGCCAGTAGTCGCTCAAGGATTTACCGATGGGCATATTATCAAAGACGATAAGCTCGTCCCCGGTACGTTGCTTCGTCATGATTTTCACCTCCTCGAAAAGTCAACCCGTATCAGCCTACGTCGGCTTTTTCCTCACGTTGCATGGAGGTGATGATGACCCGCTGCTCCGGGGTCATATAGCGGTCGAGCAGCGACCACAAAACCTGCCGGTCTGCGATGGACGCTTTCTCGTAGCAGGCGACTAAGATGTTGACGTCGGGCGGTGTGCGGCTTGCAGCGGGCAGATCGGCACCGACCAGAACGTCCAGCGTCACGCCCAGTACAGAGGCCAGCTCCACAGCGGTCTCGATGTTCGGCGTTCTATCGCCGGAAACATAACGTGAGATGGTCGTCTCCGTTGTGTTGATACGCTCTGCGACAGCGCGCTGCGTGAGGCCGCGCTTGTCGATGAGTTCTTTGAACTGTTTGGCGAACATGGCTTTGCTGTACATAGTGATACCTCCCAATGTAGCTTACTTACCAAGTTTATAACATACTTGTCAAAGAGTAAACAAAACTTACCAAAATTATCATTTTAAGATTGACATATACCATATTGGTAAGCTATAATGAAGACACGGAAAGGGGGTGAGCAGATGAATAGCTCCAAGCTCAAGGGCATCCGGGTCGAGAAGGGAAAGACCCAGAAGAACATGGCCGAATTGATCGGCAAATCGCTTGTTACCTACTCCAAGAAGGAGCGCGGAGAAGTCGAGTTCTCCAATGAGGAAATGAGCACTGTCGCCAAAGCGCTTGACCTGACCAGCGATCAGGTCAACGCTATTTTTTTCGACGACAACTTACCGAAAGGGTAAGTATACGCATGGCGGTTTGCTGATGTCTAAAGTATAACGCATCAAGGGGGCAAAGAAAATGGGACGCGATGCCGCAAAAGCCTGTGAAAACCAGTGCTTCCGGTGTAGGAAAGAGGCCGCAAAGCACAACGATAAGCTCGGTAGCCGTGAAGGTGCTGCGGAACTGCTCGGAATCTCTGTTTCGAGCCTTGCAGATTACGAGTTGGGCAACACAAAGGTCATCCCGGTGGATAAGGTGGTGCTGATGGCAGACATCTACAATGCACCGGAGCTGATGGCGTGGTATTGTTCGTCGGAATGCCTTATCGGAAAGAGCCTCGAAATGCCGTCCCCTGAAATTGCCTCGGTAGAGCGTACGACCATGAAGCTGCTGAAGCAGCTCCGGCAGGGTGACATCGAGCAGGTCAAGGAAAAGCTCATCGACATCACGGCAGATGGCATCATCTCCAAGGATGAGTGGGCAGACCTGACCGAAATCCTCGACTACCTCGACGGACTGATTCGGGCGGCGCGGGAACTGAAGCTCATTGGCTCCAAGCTCCTGAACGGAGGCGCAGACGATGGCTGACATCCAAACGCTGAAGAAGCTGCTGGCAGAAGAATATGGCATCACAACCGCAAGAGAACTCGACGAAGCCATGAAGAAAATCGGCGGATTGAATATCGGCGTGTTTGCATCGCCGGTAAGAAAGGATGGAACGAAACATGAAAAAGTACGCAGTATTGCACGAGCCGGGTGACATCGTTACGCTGGCCGGAACCAGATTTGTGGTGCTGGATGTTGAGCGTCGTGGTAGCCTGCCGGACAGCCTGTTCCTGCTGGCGCTGGAACCGGTTGGTACTTCTGAATTTGGCAGCTCCAACAACTACGCAGAGAGCGACCTGAAGAAGGCCGTGGACAAGTGGTTGGAGGACATGGACAAGAGGGGTCTCGACAACGCTAAGCTCATCCCCCGCGAGATCGACCTGACCACGCTGGACGGTTCCGGCTGCTATGGGAAGTTGTCGGTGAAGGCTGCGCCGCTTACACTGGATGAAGCTCGCGAGTACGCTGACATCATCCCCAATGCGGAGCGGTGGTGCTGGCTGGCGACCGGTTGGAGCGGTCCCAGCAAGTCGGACGGTGATCTCGCCCTGTGCGTCAACTCCGTTGGCGGCTGGAACTACTACGGCTGCTCCTACTCGTGCGGCATCCGCCCCGCTTTGAAGGCCCCCTCTATCCTCTTTGAGGACTCTGAGGCCGGTCTGGACTTGAGCAAGATTCCAACCGATTATCTGCTTCAGGAAATCCACCGCAGACTCGCGGAAAAGGCATGAGTGCCGATAAGCTGGCAGAAGCACGGCAGGCGGCGGAAACATCGCTGGGATTCAAAACCCCGGATGTGGTAGCCACCAGCGTTCTCTGGTATGCCCGGCGCAAATGTGAGCTGGCAGAGCAGCCGGAGAGCTACCTTCCGCTTCTGTACGAAACCGAGCTGACCGACTACTATATGCGGTTGGCAATCAACCTGAAGGGAGAAAAGCAACGTGAGCAACGAATGCGTGAAGCCCGAAATTCCGCAGTTCCCGGAACTGACATTTGAGGAAGAACGGCATCTCTACTACCTGAACGGGCTGGAAGTACCCAGCGTGACCACCCTGATGAAGCCGCTGTCCAGTGACTTCTACAGCACGGTGGACCCGGAGGTTCTGAACAAGGCCGCAAAGCGCGGCACGGCCATCCACAATGCGGTGGAGAACTACGCCAAGTTCGGCATTGAGGACATTCCGCCGGTGTATGCCGGGTATTTTGCCGGCTTCCGGGGGTGGTGGGATAGCCGCAAGCCGGAAGTTCTGGCGACCGAAACCAAGGTCTACCACAAAATCCTGCGGTATGCAGGCACGGTCGATCTGCTGTGCATCATCGACGGAAGGGTGACGCTGGTGGACTACAAGACATCGGCACAGGTGAACAGCAAGCTCTGCGCTGTGCAGCTTGAAGCCTATGACAGGGCATGGGAGAGCCACGACATCAAGGTCGATGACCGGCTGATTCTCCACCTGTCCAAGAAGGGCTATCAGGAAGTGCGCTTTCCCCGGAGTGGGAAGTGCTGGTCGGTGTTCTCGTCCTTGATGACAATTAAGAACTACATGAACGAGTGATTTTTAGGAGGTTCGACAGATGGAAAAAGAAACTATGGTGGCAACCGTTCCGCAGGCCGAAATCGTTGATGAGCAGCAGCTCTCCCGCGATGTGACCGACATTGAGTTTCAGGCGGAGTCGCTGGTTATCCAGACCGATGAAGATTACGCCTTTGCCGGTGAGTTCGGCAAGATGCTGAAGAAAAAGGCGTCGCAGGTCACGACGTTCTTCAAGCCCATGAAAGACAGCGCCTATCAGGCCCACAAAGCGGTTTGCGACCGGGAAAAGGCCATGCTGACCCCGCTGCGCAACGCCGAGAAGACGGTCAAACAGGTGATGAGCGCCTACATTGCAGAGCAGGAACGTAAGCGCCGGGAAGCTGAAGAAGCTGCTCGACGGGCAGCGGAAGCTGAACGGGAGCGCAAGATTCAGGAAGCGGCTACGCTGGAAGCCGCCGGTGATGCAGATGGAGCGGAGGCCGCCTTTGAGGAAGCAGCCATCATGGATGATGCTGCAAGCTATGCGGTAGTACCCGCCACGGTCACCCAGAAGGTCTCCGGCGTCAGCACCTCGAAAGACTGGGAAATCGTCGAGATCGACCCCAAGGCGGTCCCGCTGGCGGTGGCGGGCATTGAGCTCCGCCCGGTCGATCAGGCCGCTGTTATGCGCCTCATCCGTGCCTCGAAGGGCCAGATCGAAATTCCCGGCATCACCTACCGTCAGGTCGCAAAAATGAGCTTCAGGGGGTAAAAGAATATGTCTACTGCTATGAGCAAAGCTGAGAGCAACGCTCTCGTTGTCAGCTACGATGTTCTTAGCACGCACGTTGAGCTGGATTTGGATTTCGTGAAGAAGTACCTCGTTCGCGGCAGGGCAGAACTGGTAAGCAATCAGGAACTCGTGTTCTTTATGAACACCTGCCGCCAGCAGAAGCTCAACCCGCTGGTTCAGGGTGAGGTCTACCTCATCAAGTACAGCAAGGATGATCCGGCGCAGATGGTCGTTGGCAAGGATGCCTACCTCCGCAGAGCATTTGACCACCCGGACTACCTGTTCAAGAACGACGGCATCACGGTACAGCGTGGGAACGAGATTATCCAGAAAGAGGGATGCTGCCTCTATCCGGGTGAAACTCTGGTTGGCGGCTGGTGCCGCGTTACCTTCATGCGGAACGGCAAGGAACGCACTGCATTCAAGGAAGTTGCCTTTGCCGAGTACAACAAGGGGAAGGCAAACTGGAACTCCAAGCCTGCCACCATGATCAACAAGGTCGCTGTCAGCCAGTGCGTGAGGGACGCTTTCCCGAAGGACTATGAGGGTGTGTACTCCGAGGATGAGATGATTGCATCTGGTGCTATCCCGGTGGATTACAAGGAGCTGGATGACCAGAAGCCGGAAGAACAGCCGGCCGAGGAAGAAGACCCGGTCATCTCGCAGGAGCAGCGCCAGCAGCTTTTCAAGGCGGCGCAGGCAAACTTCGGCAAGGACAAAGGCAACGCCGTGGTTAAGTCCATCATCGAGGAGATGGGGCTGACCTCTACGACTGGCATGAAGATGTCCACCTACAACAAGGTGGTCGAGCGGCTGGTCGAGATCTGCACGGCCCACAAGGCGGAGTTGGAAGCTGAGGAAGGCACCAAAAATGACGGTGCGGCTGAAGAATAAAGCCACCGGCGGAAAAGGAAGGTGAGGGGATGCCGTGGATAAGCGTACATCAGGAGGTGGACGGTACGAAGCTCCGTAGATTATACCGTGCCATCGGGTGTTCCAAGTTTGAAGCCCTCGGCATCCTGAACTTCCTGTGGTTCTGGGGCATGAAGAACGCCGATGAGACCGGGCTGGTCAAGGATGCAGACCTCGAAGTCCTGAGCCGATACCTGTACGGCTGCGGCGAGGACTGCCAGCTCGACATGGGCAAAGTGGTGCAAGCCCTTGTGGACACCGGCTGGATTGATGTGGTGGCCGATGGCTTTTACATCCATGACTGGGACACATGGCAGGAACAGTGGTATAAGCTCCAGAAAAACCGCAGGCTGGATGCTGAACGAAAGCGGAAAGCCCGTCAGATAGAGCGAGAGGCCGCAAAGCCTACACCGAAGACCCCGGAGCCGGAACAGATGGAACCTCCTGTGGAACCAGAAGTCAAGCCGCCTGCAAAGCCGAAACCCGATAAAAAATCCTATGCGGAGTTCGTGAAGATGAGCGAAGCAAACTACGACAGGCTCGTGAAACTGTACGGCAAAGCCTTTGCGGATGCCTGCATTGTGGAGCTTGACAACTACAAGGGCGCACGGGGAAAGACCTACAAGGACGACTACCGCGCCATCCTCTGCTGGGTCGTAGACCGGGTCAAAGAAAAGAAACCGGGCCTGCTTCAGCAAAGCGTTAGCGAGGCAGCACCGGCTAAGGATAATCCGTTCAGAGAGTGGGGTGAGCAGAATGGGTGAATTTGACGGCCTGCTGCAAGGTGCTGTTCGTCAGGCGCAGGCGGCAAATCAGCCGGAGAACGGTGATTACTACGACGATGAAGGGTTCCTCGTCTGCGGGAACTGCCACACCCGTCGGCAGGTAGAAGTCAATATGCCCGACCTGAAAGCCGTTCCGTTCGACCCTAAAAAGAAAGTCCGGGTCAAAATGCCGGTGTCCTGCCGTTGCCGGGCAGAACGGCGGAAGCAGGAAGAGCAGATGCTCATGCAGGACCGGGAAATGCGGGCAGCGCAAACGCTTCAGCGGCAAAGCCTCATGGACGAACGCCTGCGGGACATCAGCTTTGACGGATTCCAGCAGACTAAGGATAACGCCTACAACCTGAAGCTCTGCCTGCGGTATGCGAAGCACTTCGATGAAATGCTGGCAAAGAATCAGGGACTTTTGTTCTACGGCGGGGTCGGGACCGGGAAGACATTCGCAGCGGCCTGCATTGCAAACCATCTCCTGAGCCTGCGGGTCCCGGTGGTGATGACCTCGTTTGTGAAGCTGCTGGAAACCATGCAGGGCTTCAGTGAGGATGACAGCACCCTGATTGCCCGGCTGAACAGGGCAAAGCTGCTCATCATTGATGATCTCGGCGCTGAACGCAGTACAGACTTTGCGCTGGAAAAGGTCTACGACATTGTGGACAGCCGGTACAGAGCCAAACTCCCCATCATCCTCACCACGAACCTGAGCATGACCGAAATGAAAGAATCTGCGGACATCCGCTACACCCGCATCTATGACCGTATCTTTGAAATGTGCTACCCGATGCAGTTCACAGGTCGGTCGTGGAGAAAGGCAGAAGCGGCCCGCAGATTTGACGAGATGAAGAACTTTTTGGAGGGAAACGATGGATAAAGTTATCATCGCAAGCGTTGAGGACCGGCTGACGGTAGCTGCCATCCTCGTAAAGAACGACTACACCGTCCGGCAGGGCAAACAGCTCCGTCCGGGCAAGAAAAGCTACGAATACTATCTGGAGTACACTCCGAACGACAAGCCGAAGCAGGCGGCAGGGGAATGAGGACGCAATTCTGCATCTACGGGGAGCCGCGAGGTAAGGAACGCCCGAAATTCTCAACCGTATGCGGCCATGTGACAGCCAGAACCCCGGAAAACACGGTTCTGTACGAAAACCTCGTAAAGACCGAGTACAGAATCCAATCCGGGGTTCGGTTTGCTGATGACGCCATGTTGAGCGTGAGGATTTTTGCGTTCCTCTCCGTTCCGAGGTCGGCCAGCCAGAAAAAACACCTTGCCATGATCGACCGCCTGATACGCCCGACACGAAAGCCTGATTTCGACAACATCGGCAAAGTCATCTGCGATGCCCTGAACGGCATTGCCTACCGCGATGATGCCCAGATCGTAGACGCACTGGTTCGGAAGTTCTACTCCGACACCCCGCGTGTTATCGTTGAAATCTCAGATATACCGTATGAACAGTAAAGGAGAAAGACTATGAGCGACAAAACGTATGTGCTGTCCCTGAGCGCGGACACCTTCAACGCCTTCAAGATGGACTTCGACAGCGCCCTCCAGCGCTTGCTTCAGAAGATGGACAGGCTCCAGAGCGACAGCGCCTCCATCAACTGCAAAATCAGCGTGGCACTGACCCCGGCTCCGGAACGGAACTTCGATGCAACGCGGGAGGGGGACACCGTGCAGGTGATGAAGCCCAGCTTCAGCCACGAGATCAGCACCGAAATCAAGGTCAAGGACAAAACGACCGGCAACCTCTCCGGCAACCGCAAGCTGGTGTGGGATGAGGAGCTGATGGAGTATGTGATGAAGGACATCGACGATGCCCGTATCCGCAAGTAAGCTTGTAACCCTCGCTCAGTTGCAGGCGCAGGCGGAGAGAGTGAAGCAGGAGCTGGCGAAGTACACGCTGGCATCCGAGCTTGGCTCCCTCGCCAAGAAGAGCGAAATTTCGGAAGCTGACCTCTCGGCTGCTCTGAAGTCCGTTATTGACGGAAAGATGGATGCAGCAGACAGCATGACGACCGAGGCAATCAACAGTGCCATCGCCACCGCCATTGCAAAGTCTGCTCATGCACGCTTCGAGAAAGTTGAGAAGGTTCCTTCCAACGATGAGGCGCAGGATAATGTGCTGTATCTGGTGATGAATGCTGCCACCGGGTACTACGACATTTACGCTAAGGTCGGTGAGAAAGTCGTCCGTCTGGATGACACCACCGTTGACCTGAGCAACTATGCGACCATCGACCAGTTGAATGCCGTTTCTGGAGGAATCGGCGGCACGGCGTATGCAGGCACGAAGGAAGACCTGTCTGCATCCGATGATTCGGTTATCGCCGCGTATTTCAAGGCGCACACCGACGTGGCCGTCAAGAAGGGCGATGTCTTCGTGGTCACGACCACCGTTGGCAACTCTACCTACGAGAAGTCCGCCTACTTCTACAACGGCAAGGCGTGGGTGGCGATGACCGGCAATGTTGATGCCAATAAGGTCATCCTGCGCGAGAACATCATGCTGGCCGGTGGCTATACGCAGGTCGGCAACCTGACCAAGAGCCAGAACGGCACGGCCACTTTCGCCACCAAAGGCAAGAGCGTCATGGATGCCCTGACCGAGATTTTCAGCAAGCGGCTCCAGCCCAGCATCACCGCCCAGCCGTCCATCGGCACGTTCACGCTGACCGGTGCTGGTGCTGCTGAGGCCGGCACTAAGGTAGCTGCTGCGGCCTACTCTGGCGCAACGCTGAATGCTGGCTCCTACCAGTACGGCCCGGCCACCGGCGTTACCGCCACCAACTGGAAGGTCGAGCGTATCACCAATGCGGCCACCACGCAGGTGACTACTGCTGATGCAGCATCCCTGACCGCTGGCTCTGACAACAACGGCGGCGCTGGCTTCATCATCGGCGATGCAGGCGACAATGCCGTGTCCAGCCTGAAGTACCGCGTGACTGCAACCCACGGTGCAGGCGTGACCGCAAAGGACAATCTCGGCGCTGACTCCAGCCCGGTCGTTGCCATTGCAGCAGGCAGCAAAACCAAGGACACCGCTGCCTACACCCCGTTCCGCAACGTGTTCTACGGTACGTCCGCTGACAAGCCTGCTCTGGACAGTGCGGCCATCCGTGCGCTGGGCAAGACCGGCAAGGCTTACGCCGCCGGTACGCTGACCATCAACGTCCCCGTCGGTGCGCAGCGTGTGGCGATCGCCTGCATTGCGACGGCCAAGGGTGTCACCAAGGTCATCAACGAAACCGCGATGAACGCGGATGTCACCAGCACCTTCACCAAGTCTACCGTGTCCGTCGAGGGCGCAAATGGCTATGCGGCGAAGGATTACAACGTCTGGGTCTTTGAGCCTGCTGTTGCCTATGGCAATGCCGCAGTCCTCAAGGTTACGCTGGGCTGAGAGGGGAGGAACTGAACATGGCTGTGAACAATACCGCAAAGGCATACTCCAACATGGAGTTCCCCCTGAGCATGAAACGTCAGGATGCTTTTGCTCTTGACCCGACCTGCGTCTGGCCTTCTCTGGCTGAGGCGCAGAACTATGCAAAGACGAACCCGACCGCATACATTGGTCAGGTTCTCTCCGTGGTCGCAGATGGCGTTGCTACGGCATACACCATCCAGAACGCTGACGGCGATCTCGCCCCTCTGGGCGCTGCCGCAGTTGATATTGCGACCGATTCCGAAGTGAGCGAGATGCTGAGTGAAGTATTTCCCACCGATAACACCTGATAACGATATGGAGGAATGAACGATATGGCATACAATGAGGAAAAGCTGGCCCGCCTGAAGCACCTGAAGCAGCTCGCACAGAAAGCTAAGGCTGAGAGCGACGCTGTTGCTGCTCGTGTTAAGGCTCTGGAAGATGTTGGCGCACAGGCCAACGTGCTGGAGACCATTAAGGTCAACGGCGTGGTGCAGAGCATCGAGGATAAGGCTGTGGACATCAAGGTTCCCGGCTATACTGTGGAGAAGTCTGAGAAGTCCGGCGACTATGCTGCTGTCTACCAGCTCATGAAGGATGGCGTTGCCGTTGGCGCGGCCATCAACATTCCGAAGGATATGGTGGTTAAGTCTGGCTCTGTTGTGACCAATCCCACCGGCCAGCCCAAAGGCACTTATATCAAGCTGGTTCTGGCAAATGCCACCAACGACACCCTGTACATTGATGTCGGCGGCCTGATCGAGTACGTTACCTCCGGCTCTGCTGCGGGTGATATGGTTGTCATCGCCATTGATGAGCAGACTCATAAGGTCACCGCATCTATCACCGACGGCGCAATCACTAAGGCAAAGCTGGAGACCGAGGTGCAGACCGCCCTGAACAAGGCCCATGAGCACGCCAACAAGGCACTGCTGGACACCTACGACCAGACCAACGCCAACATCAAGGATGCCGTCAGCAAGAAGCACTCTCACGCCAATGCGGCCGAGCTGGACAAGATCGCTACCGGCGATAAGGCAAAGTGGGACGCCACCTCCACCAAGGTTGAAGGCATTGCTGAGGGTGCTACCAAGGTCGAGGCCAGCACCACCGAAGGCAATATTAAGATCAATGGCGTGGAGACCGCGGTCGTTACCATCGCCACCGACACTGAGGTCACTGAGATGCTGACCGAGGTCTTTGGCGCAACCGCCTGATAACCCATAAGTAAGAATGCAGCGGCATGGGAATGGACTCCTGCCGCTGTTATTTTTGGAAAGGAAAGCGAACATGAGCGACAAACTCAACACGCTTGAAGCGCTTAGGCTTGCTTCTCTGAAGGCAAAGGGTTACACGGCGGAACAGATTGCAGCGTTGTCTTCTGCGATGGAAGACATCATCAAGGACATCAACGATTCACTGAAGACCTGCGAAGATCATGTACAGTCGGCTCATGCTCCTGCCAATGCGGAAGAAAACGTCATCGTTAGCATCCAGAGGAATGGGCAGGCTATCCCTCCCGACAACAAAGTCGTGAACATCGAGGTCCCGACCAAGACCTCTACGCTGGAGAACGACTCCGGCTATGCCACGACGGAAGATGTTGAGGAAAAGGTCAACGGGGCCGGGCATCTGAAAGCCGTCCATGTCGATGCTCTCCCTGCGCCCAGCGAGGCCAACGCTGACACCATTTATTTCCTTCGTAAGAACAACAGTGAAGCTGGGAAGCAGTACAGAGCGTACAAGCTCATCCACGGCATCTTTGAGATCGTCGGCTCTGCCGAGGTGGACCTCACCAGCTATGCTACACGGGAAAGTGTGGCAAAGGCGGATGATGGCCTCATCAAGGGCATTTACAACAACATGACCGCAAGCAGCGAGAAATATCTGGGCAGTGGGAACCTGCTGCTGTTCTGGACGCTTCTGAAAAGCCTGCTCAATGGCCATGAATCCAGCATCAACGACCTGCTGGCCCGCGTGAAGTTGCTGGAGCTGATTCTGAGCGCTGATGTTACCGGCAATCCATACTATGTCACCTTCAACACCCTGACGGATGTTGTGGTATCCTCTGGCATCTGGAACGAGTCGGATGGACGCATTGAATTTTAACAGGAAGGAGGAAGCGCAATGCACATACCTGAAGATGAGGCCGAGCGTCGGCGCTTGAATGAGCGTGGCCGTGAAATCCTCCGGCGGAAGAACGGCGCTGTGCGTCCGCATCGTGAGGATGGCTATGTGAACCTCCTGAACAAGTACGGAACCAAGCAGGACAACTCCGAGGCGTACAAGTTTGAACGGGAGCCGGTCATCCCTGATATGCAGCTCACCGGGCTGTATGAGGGCAACGGGCTGTTCTCCAAAATCATTGATACGCCTGCCGAGGAAGCGCTGAAGCATGGCTTCGACCTGAACCTGAAAAGCGACGAGTTGAACGCCTTTGTAGAAGACGCTCTGGATGATCTCGAATGGGAAGAGAGAGCCGCCACCGCAATCAAGTGGGCGCGGCTCTACGGTGGCGCTCTTATCGTCATGCTGATCGACGATGGGCGCGGGCTGGAGGAGCCTGTTGACTGGGAACATATCCGTAGCATTGATGAGCTGCGCGTCTATGAGCGCTCCATCGTGCAGCCTGACTACGCCAGCCTGTACCAGCAGGACTACGGCGGGAAGGGCGTTGGGAACCGGGTGTCCAAGTTCGGACAGCCGGAATATTACTATGTTTCCAGCATCTACGGTTCCTTCAAGGTCCATGAGAGCCGATGTCTGGTGTTCCGCAACGGCGTTCTGCCGGAGCAGACCTCCAATGCAACCTACCTGTTCTGGGGTATGCCTGAATACGTCCGCATTCGCCGGGCGTTGCGGGAAACCGTAACAGCCCACACCGACAGCGTGAAGCTGCTGGAGCGGAGCGTGCAGGCTATCTACAGCATGAAGGGCCTTGCCTCTCTGCTGACCACGGATGACGGCGAGAACCAAGTGCTGAAGCGCCTACAGCTTGTAGACACTTCCCGTGGTCTGCTGAACAGCATCGCCATTGACTCCGAGGGAGAGCAGTACGACTTCAAGACGTTCCAGTTTTCCGGTGTCAAGGATGTCATCGACGCAACCTGCAATATGCTGTCCGCGCTGACGAACATCCCCCAGACGATTCTGTTTGGCCGTTCACCGGCCGGCATGAACGCCACCGGCGACAGTGACTTCGAGAGCTATTACAACTTTGTGGAGAAGATTCAGCGCTTGATGCTGAAGCGTAACCTCCGCACACTGCTGGACGTTGTGTTCCGGGCGGGCATCGCTTCAGGCGATGTGGCCGAGGAACCCGACTACAAACTGGAGTTCAAGCCCCTGTGGAGCCTGAGCGACACAGAGCAGGCCGCAGTTGACCAGACCAAGGCTCAGACCGCTCTGGTCAAGGCCCAGACTGCGCAGGCATACGTCGATATGCAGGCGCTCGACCCCACCGAGGTGCGCCGCCGCCTTGCGTCCGATGAGGAGTTTGATGTCGAAGACATCATCTCCGAGGATGACGAGGATGATCTGTTGCAGTCGTTGCTGGGTACTGAGCCGAGCACCATGAGCGACGTGGAAGCCGCCCAGAAGAACATTGAGCAGGGGCAGGCTCCGGGCGGCGAGGAACAGAGCACTACCGTAGCACCTACGGCCACTCCGCCGACCACCAATGCCGATGCCACCGACACTGACTATGGTGTCGGCGTTCTTGTTGTGCAGGATGGCCGGTTTCTCTGCGGCACTCGCCTGAAGGGCGGCTCTGTTGGTGGACCGGGTGGGCATATCGAGGCGGGGGAGTCCCCGGAAGATGCAGCCATCCGCGAAACGCAGGAGGAGTTTGGCATCACGCCGAAAGACCTCATGCCGGTAGCCTTCCTGAGTGACCTGAAACCGCCGTACTGCCCGTCCCATGTGTTTCTCTGCACGGATTTTGACGGCAGCATCCGGTGCGCTGATGGCGAGATGACCTCTCCGGGGTTCATCACCGCCGAAAAGGTGGCCGAGCTGTCCACTCAGAATCCGGAACGTCTGTTCCCGCCGTTTGCCCAGAGCATCGCCGCGTTGCTCGACGTTTTATCGTCAAATCCCGGTTTGACATCGGATGCACAAAATGCTAAGATGAAAGATAGGATGGACTTCAACGAAGCCGACCACCCACGGGATGAAAACGGGCAGTTCGCAGAGGGCGAGGGTAGCAGCTCTGGCTCCACCGAAAGCGGGTCTGCGGTATCTCCCGAAGGCGAAAATGTTCCCTGCACTGGGTTTGCTTCTCCTGCAAGGCTTGAAGATCATGCCACCCGCCACGGGCTGGCTGAGATGGGCTTTGCGACGAAAGAGGAATACCAGCAGAAAGGCATCGACTTTCTGAAGCAGCCTTGTGGCAGTGATGTTATTGGTTATGCTCGGCCTGATGGCGTAGTTGTTCGGTTCAACACCAAAACGACAGAGTACGCAACCGGTGTTCCCGGTGGGCCGCTTAAAACCTACATGAAAGCCAAGTGCAACCGAAAGACTGGCGAGGCACGGCCCGAAGCCGCCATGAAGTATTACGAGTTCAATAAGGAAAAGGACCTGAAGGAGGAAGACGATGAGCAAGGCAGTTAAATGCCCGGTATGCGGGCAGACCGAACTTGTCGATGACGGCGATGTCTGCGATGTCTGCAAGTGGTTCCATGACCGCTATCAGGAGGAGTTTCCTGATGAGGAGGACTGCGAGAACCACATGAGCCTGAACCAAGCCCGCGAGGCATGGAAGAACGGGCAGAAGGTAGAGTGATTGCAATGTACAACTTCATTGCAATCTACCGGTTGCTGGAGGATGCCGGATATATCGAGGTCTTCGGCCATAGAACGAGGATAACCCTTCGTGGACTGGAGTATCTACAACAGAATAGCCTGATGCAGCGAGCCGTACGCCTCATGTGAGGTTTGCGGCTTTTCTGCTGTGTAAGAGCGATGGGAAACCACCGCTCTTTTTGTTTGCCCGAATTTCCCATCTCAAAAACGGAACGGAGAAAGAGCATGAACAAGGTCACGATTTACAGATATGACGAAAACAAACCCATGCGCACCCTGAACCTGAACGGCGAACCGTGGTTCGTTCTGCGGGATGTGTGCGAAGTCTTAGGGTTGGGCAACAGCCGCATGGTTGCAGACCGTCTGGACGAGGATGAGAAGGGGGTAAGTCAGATTGACACCCTTGGCGGCGTGCAGAATGCCACCATCATCAGCGAGTCCGGCCTGTACAACGTCATCCTGCGCAGCGATAAGCCGGAGGCCAAACCCTTCCGCAAGTGGGTCACGGCCGTGGTGCTGCCCAGCATCCGCAAGAACGGCGGCTACATTGCCGGGCAGGAGGAGCTTTCCCCGCAGGAGCTTATGGCAAAGGCCCTGCTGGTCGCGCAGAAGACCCTGACTGACCGCGATGCCCGCATCAAGGAGCTGACGGCGCAGAACCAGATCATGCAGCCGAAGGCCGAGTATTTTGACGAGCTGGTGGCCCGGAACCTGCTGACCAACTTCCGCGAAACCGCCAAGGAGCTGGGCATCAAGGAGAAGGACTTCATCGGCTGGCTGCTCGACCACAGGTACGTCTACCGTGACCAGAAGAACAAGCTAATGCCGTATGCGGCAAAGAACAACGGTCTGTTCGAGGTGAAGGAGGGCAAGGGTCGGCACAATGATTGGACCGGGACCCAGACGCTCATCACCCCGAAGGGCCGTGAAACCTTCCGCCTGCTGTGTAAGGAACCGCCTGTTTTACCGCAGTTCACCACATTGTAAACCGACATCAGGGCGATTGTAAACCAGAAAAGAGCCGTTTTTCCACCGCAATCACCGAAATGGTCGGAAAACACGAAGCCCGAAATTGGCTGTTTTTGGATAAATATTCAAAAATGGCCGAAAATAGGCCAAAATCCGCAGGAACGTCCACCGGACAATCCGGCGGAGCGTCCGACTATAACCGTACCTTACCCAACCAAACCGTAACCTGTTGTCAAATTTTCACTTCGTTCAAATTTGCCAACGGTGCGAGCGCGGGGCCGAGCATCAGGCAGGGGCTTTTTGCAACTGCCGCAAATAAAGCCATCCAGCGGCTTTCAACCCTCTGACACAAAATCATCCCACAAGCACATTTGGGACGTTTCCCGGCACTCATCAGAAGCTCTCAGAAGGCATTAAGCCATAATCTCAACTGCGGCGGTGCAAATCGCCGCTTTTTTGCTGTTCAGAACCAGAAAAGGAGGCGAAAACAGTGAATGATACCGTCCACGGACACATGGTACAAGACCTGCTCCGCCACCGCTTCGGTAGTCACGATAACCTGATATGCAAATATTCATCCAAGTACCCTGTGCAGGCGGAACGCGAGTTCCAGCGGCTCACCAATGCCTACATCCGTATCTTGAACGAACTGCTGAAGGAGTATCTGCCGAAGATCAGGGACGCGGCCCGCGCAGAGCGTGAAGCTGGTCAGCGCCATGATGACGCTTCAGACCTGATTGCAAAGGTCAAAACGGTTTTCTCCAAGATGACCGTGGAGCTGGAGCGGCGCACCTCTATGTTTGGCCTGCGCAGCAAGATCGAGTCTATGGCAAAGCTCACGCGGAAGTTGAGCATCCGTGAGTGGAAGAAAGCCGTCAAGTCCACGCTGGGCATCGACCTGATGGATGACTACTACACCGGCGAGCTGTACAGAACGATGATGGAACGCTGGGTCGAAGATAACGTGGCGCTCATCAAGACCATCCCGCAGGAAAGTCTGGGGCGTATGCGCCAGATCGTGCTTGAGGGCTATCGGAACGGCGAAACCACGACGGCCATCGTCAAGCAGATTCAGCGGACGTACAGCGTAGACCGGCGACACGCCCAACTGCTTGCCCGCGACCAGATCGCCAAGCTGAACGGTGACATCACCCAGCAGCAACAGCAGGACGCAGGCGTGGTGGAGTACGTCTGGTCAACCTCTGGCGATAGCCGCGTTCGCCCAAGCCATGCTGCGCTGAACCATAAGCGGTTCCGCTGGGATGACCCGCCGGTGGTCGATGAAAAGACCGGGCGGCGCTGTCACCCTGGCAAAGACTACCAGTGCCGCTGCTGCGCACTGCCGGTCTTCAACATCAAAACCGTTGACCTGCCGGTCACGAAAGGGGGCGATGGCCGTGGATGAAACCATCCTGTAAGACCTGAGAGGGGAGTTGTTCAACATGGAAAACGATATGAAGGTTCAGCGCTTTGACAGCCTGCCGCTGGATGCCACCTATTTCACAGATGAGGGCTACCTTGTAGACCACCCCATCGTGACATCGGTGGGCATTTTTGTTTATCACAACCCGGACGGTTCCGAGCGCCGGGAGCTGCGGTTGCCTGAAGAAGTCTTTGCTGAAAAGAGCCTTGCGTCCTACAAGGGGAAGCCCATCATCGTAACGCATGATGCTGGCTACGTTGACACCGACAACGTGAAAGAGGAGAGCATCGGCACGATTTTGTCGGAGGGCTACCGGGACGGCGATGATGTCCGTGCAGAAATCATCATCCACGACACCGACAGCCTGAAAAAGTACAAAATGCGTGAGCTGTCCTGCGGCTACAACCTGCGTCTGGACGAAACGCCCGGTGTCTGGGAGGGGCAACCCTATGATGCCATTCAGCGGGACATCGAAATCAACCATCTTGCTCTTGTCGATAAGGCGAGGGCTGGTGAACAGGCCCGGCTCAACATTGATGGGCAGGGCCACGACTGCATGAAAGGAGAAAAACTGAACATGGAAAACACCACCAAGAGAACTGATGGCGCTCCCACCCCGGAGGAGCTGGCCGCTGCTGTGGAGGCGTTTAAGAAACGCCGCGCAGAGCGTTCTGGTGCTGCGGCCGACGGCGGTATTACCGCAGAGCCGCCTGCGCAGACCGCCGGTACTGCTGAAGGCGAACAGCCGGATGCAGTTCAGCAGGTCAAAGACCGCCGTGACCGCCGCGATTCTGAGGGCGACCCGGCAGATATGCCCGGCGCAATGGGCGTGATCGCGCAGCAGGACGAGGACATCGACACCCTGCTGGGAGTTATCGACGTTCTGAAAGCTGCTGGCACGACCACTGATGGCGCTGAGGGCGACTGCGGCGGTACTCAGACCGATGGCGACGGCGATGAAGGCAACGCCGCGCAGGATAAGAAAGACCGCGCAGACTCCGCCAACGACTTCTGCGAGCTGCTGCGTGTCGTCCGTGTCGGCGACCGCCTGAACATGGATGGTCTGGAAACCATGAGCGTCAAGGACGCCAAGAAGGCCGTTTTGGGCAAGCTGAAGCCCACCCTGCATCTGGACGGCAAGAGCGCCGCCTACGTCAACGCAGCGTTTGACATGGCCGTTTCCGAGATGAACGAGCGCAAGGATACCAACTATCAGCGTTCCCAGATGATGCACGGCGATGGCAAGCCCCCTGTGAAGCAGACCGGCTCCGCTTCCGAGGCCCGCCAGCGCATGATCGACCGCAGAATGAAGAAGGAGGAAAAGTAAGATGGGTGTTCAGAAAACCTACGGCTATGCAACCAGCAAGGGCGTTGCAGGTGGCATCTACGATATGTTCCACTACCCGGTGGACTCCCGTTTCAATGAGGAGGCGACCGGCAAGCTGCATTTCGGTGTTGGTGTTGTCACCGGCAAGGTCCCGGGCAGCAGCGTTGCGCTTCCGACCAGCGCAAGCACTGCTGATAACTTCGAGGGTGTTGTCATCAACGGTTTCGACCGCCAGCAGGATTTGGAGGGGAAGCTCTACGTCCTGAACAACCAGAACGTCGGTGTCATGCGCCGTGGCCGCGTTTGGGTACGTCTGGCGACCGGCGCTGCACCCGCCTATGGTGATGCCCTGCACATGATCGTGGAAGGCGATGAGGCAGGCTGTTTCGCAAAGGAGGGCGGCATCGCAATTCCCGGTCGTTTCATCGGTGCGGCCAGCAATGGCGTTGCACCGGTGGAGCTGTACGGCGTTCCTGCCGCGAGCGGCGCTGACGGTCACGCTGCATCCACCGACGATGCCAAGCCTACTGTCTGAGAGAAGGAGGACAAAATCAGATGAACACTAACCAGAAATCCATGAGATACGACCAGAACGACTACGACGCTCTGCTGCACTCCAAGATTCCGGCCGCTCTGGTCGAATCTCCGCAGATGAACTTCGATGATGACAGCGACGCCTCCGTGTTCTTCGCCCGCGAGCTGGATTACGTCAAGTCTCAGTCCTACGATGTGGAGTACCCGGAGTTCACCGCGCTGAAGCTGTTCCCGGTCTCCAGTGAAATCAACCCCGGCGCCGAGACCGTCACTTACTACAGCTACGACAAGACCGGCATGGCGAAGATTATCAGCAACTACGCCACCGACCTGCCCCGTGCTGATGTGAAGGGTAAGCCCACCACCGCCATCATCAAGTCTCTGGGCGACAGCTACGGCTACTCCATTCAGGAAATGCGTGCCTCTGCTATGGCAGGCAAGTCGCTGGATGCCCGCAAGGCTGAGTCCGCTCGCTACCAGATCGACTACCTGAACAACAAGATCGCGTGGAATGGCGATGCCGAGACCGGCCTGCGCGGCGTTCTGTCCAAGGACAACGATGTGCCGCTGTACGTCCCCGCAACCGGCGCAAAGGGTTCTACCAAGTGGGCCGACAAGACCGAGGACGAGATTCTGGCCGACATCACCGGTATGCTGAAGCAGGTCGCCCGCACCACCAAGAAGGTGGAGAAGCCGGACACTCTGGCCCTGCCGTCCGAGGCGTATATCGAGATTCAGAACCGCCGCATCGAAAGCACTGCAACCACCGTGCTGAAGTACATTCAGGATAATATCACGGATATTGCCCGCATCGTCTCCTGCCCGGAGCTGGACCCCGACAGCGTGGACACCAACCCGTATGCGGCAGAAAGCGATGGCAAGGGCGTTGCGCTGCTGTTCAAGAACGACCCCCGCAAGTTCACCATCGAGAACCCGCTGTCCTTCATGCAGTATCCCGTGCAGCCTGAAGGTCTGGAAATGGTCGTTCCCTGCGAGGCCCGCACCGCAGGCGCTATCATCTACTACCCCATGTCCATGCTGATTGCCACTGGCATCTGCTGACTCACCCGTGGAGCTGCCGTACGTTTGTGCGGCGGCTCCTATCTTTTTGTAAAGGAGCCATGATATGAAACTGAAGAATATCGGAAACAAAATCATCAGCATCGGTGCTACCGTGATCCTGCCGGGTGAAACCAAGGAAGTCACCGGCTATGATGACAACGAGATCGTGAAGTTCTTCATCGGGCAGGGAAACCTGTCCGAGGTCAAGAGCCGCACTGCTGCAAAGGAGAAATAAGTCATGGAAGATGCCGTCAGAATTTTCAGGCTGGTTGCCACCGAGTTCGACGTGCTGAACGATGAGACCGTTGAGGCATGGCTGAACCTCACAGCGCCGCTCATCAGCAAGAAGGTGTTCGGGAAGCTGTATGACCAAGCCATCGCACTCCTGACGGCACATCGCCTGAAAATGGCCGGCTATGGCGATAACCAGTACGGCAGCGTGGGCGACGCTCTGCGCGTTGGAAGCTACACTGAAGGCGAAACATCTGTCAGCTTCAACGTAAATCAGGGAACCAATCTGATGGCAGATGCCGAACTGGCGCTGACTCCCTATGGTCTGGAGTACCTGACGCTGCGGCGGTTGGTCGTGATTTCGATTCGTTCTGCGGGTGAATGCCGATGACCGGCGGGTGGGACCGGTTGACCCCGGAGGGGGAGAAGTTCTTCCGGCAAATTGATGAACTTCAGGACAAGGAGGTCTTTGTAGGCTTCCAAGCGGGCAAGGTCACGGATGACCGGGGCGTTGATATGGCGCAAATCGCCATGTGGAACGAACTGGGAACCTCGACCGCGCCCTCCCGACCGTTCCTGCGCAAGAGCGTTGATGAGAACGCCGACCCCATCAACGCCATGTGCGCCCAGCAGCTAAAGTCCATTACTGCGGGCGAAACAGCCGAGCAAAGCCTGAAGCAAATTGGTGTATTCGGCGTGGGCTTAGTTCAAGAGAAAATCGAGAGCGGCAGCTATGAACCGAACGCGCCCTCCACCATCCGCAAGAAGAAATCGGACAAACCGCTGATCGACACCGGCAGAATGCGGCAGTCCGTCAAATACGTCATTCGCAAGAAAGGAAGTGGTTGATATGGGGCTTGGCATTTTTCGCAGAGCATTTGTTGTGCGTCGCTTCGGCGAGGCGAACATTGTCGATGGCTATGGGGTTTCCGGGTATAAAGACTTCATCACGTCCCTGAATGTTCAGCCGCTCTCCAAAGATGAGCTTCAGGCGCTCCCGGAAGGTGAGAACACCGTAAAGCGCATGAAGGCTTTCGGTGATCTCGTTTTCCATACCGCAGACCGCTCTGCCGGCCGCAGAGCCGACTGGCTTTTCTATCAGGGGCGGATGGACCCGGAAGGACACTGGTATGAATGTGTCAGCTCGCTGGGGTGGGACCACACGATGGTGGGTCACTGCCGCAGCGAGTTTGTTCAGGTTTCAGCAGCAGAGGCCAACCGTATGCCGCGCCCTGAAATCCGAGCAGATGGGAAAGGCGGGTATTGCTGCGTATGACGCTTTCTGAGCTGAAGAAGCTGCTTGTGCAGCTCACCCAAACGTACTTTGCTGGAGCAACCGTGACGTATGCCAAGCAGAGCTTTGTAGCAAAGCCCGGCAGTCCACTGGTCACGCTGACCACCGGCTCCGTCAACCGGTCGAGAAACCCGCCGGTCAAAATCATTGAAGGCACACCGGTAGCCTTTTATCCTGCATCTGTTCCTGTGCAGATTGATCTGTTCACGCATGGCAGGCAGGAAGAAGTGGCACCGGGCTTCACCCCCATTGCCGAAAACACGGCTGAAGATGATATGCTGGCCTTTGAGAGTTTCCTGAACTCCCCGTTCGTAACACAGTGGTGTCACCAGCATGACATCGCCATTGTCGTTCCTACGGCAGTTCAGGATTTGACCGATTTGGTGCATGATACCAACTACGAGTTCCGGGCAATGCTGGAAATCGCGGTTTATTTCACCATGACGGCCATCGGCATTACCGGAACGCTGGACATCGACAGCGTGAAGCATTCCGATGGCGAAGATGACATCCAAGCTGATGATGTCATCAACATTGAGCCGCAGGTAACCCCGACACCCAGCGGCGGCGGCAGTTCGGAGATGACTGCCCATGAGGGCGAATATTTCACGAATGCCGAGATAAATAACCGACTTGCAAAGGAGGAAAAAGATATATGAGCAATAGCCTCGATAGGATTTGTACCGTTGACATCTCGCTGGCGTCCCCCATCTCCAACGATGCCAACTTCGACAATATCCTGATTCTGGGTCCTGCCCCTGCAAATCCGACTGGGGATGTACCTGCCATCGGCGTGTACAACAGTCTGGAGGAGCTGACGGCGCTGGGCATCGCTGCCACCGGTGAACGCACTGACCCTGTTGGCGTGGCTGCACGGGTGGCTTTTTCGCAGTCTCCCAGACCCCACGAGGTCTATGTTGCCTTTATGGGCGACATCGTGGACAAGGAGACCGAAGACCCCGCATTGCAGACCGTAAGTGCTGTTCTGGAGAATGCGCTGGCCGTCAATGGCTGGTACTGCATCTGCCCGGTCGGCCTGGCGGATGAAAAGGTCAAGGAAATCATCCAGTGGACCGAAACCCAGAACAAGCTGTGCGGCTACATCGACAAGGATCCGGATAAACCCATTGTGGATGCCGGCCTTTATCTGCGCAGCTTCCCGTTCTTCCCAAAAGAAACGGCAGACCAGTTGGAGAACGACATCCCGGCTGAGAACCTGTACGGCATGGCTGTAGCTGCGGCCGTCAAGGCGATGAACTACCACGCCGGTCAGGAAACGTGGGCGCTGATGCCGCTTGCGACCGTTTCTCCTGCAAAGCTGACCAGCACGTTTATCAAGAAACTGGAGGCTGCGAACTTCAACTATGTCATCACCGTGGCATCCAAGAACATCACGCAGGGCGGCAAGACCGGCGGCGGTGAGTGGATTGATGTTATCCGCTTCCGCGACTGGCTCCAGAACGATATGCAGGTTCGTGTCGTGAACCTGCTCATCGTCAACCCGAAGATTCCCTACACCGACAACGGCATCGGCCTTGTTGAGAACCAGATGCTTGCATCCCTGAAGGACGGTCAGAAGTACGGCGGCATTGCTCCTACGGAGTATGATGCAGACGGTAATGCTATTCCGGGCTACACCACGTCCGTGCCGCTGGCAGCAGACCTGACCAGCACCCAGAAGGCATCCCGTATCCTGAAGGACTGCAAGTTCTCTGCCCGCATTGCTGGTGCTATCCATGTGGTGGAAATCAAGGGTTGCCTGACCTACGAGAATCTGTAAGGGAGGGAAAGTAAATGTCCAGCAAGATCAAGACCTACAACCCGAAGGAAGTTATCGTCACCTGCGGTACGCACATTGTCACCGGCTATGCAGACGACAGCTTCATCAGCATTGAGCCGAACGGCGACGGTATCACCAAAAAGACCGGCTGTGACGGCGAAATTGCCCGTTCGATTTCGCCGGATAACACCTACAAGGTCAAGCTCACCCTGTTGCAGACCAGCGACAGCAACTCGTACTTCTCCGGCATGGTCGATCTCGACCGCGACACCGGCAACGGCCTGTTCCCAATTCTGATTAAGGACCTGAAGGGCGGTCTGGTGTTCAGCACGGAAGCTGCATGGTGCGTGAAGAAAGCTCCTGTCACTCGCGGCAAAGAGACCAACAACCGTGAGTGGGAGCTTGACACCGGCGATGCCACCATGAACGAGTAAGGAGGACACCGATGAATAACCTGAAGCAGCTCGAAACCCGCGAAGTAACCGTGGGTGAAAATATCTTCTACATCCGTCCGCTTCCGGCGTTCAAAGCAGCGAACATGACCGGCGAACTGGCAGCGCTCGTTCTGCCGCTCGTATCTGGCCTTGCACCGCTGCTGTCTGACGTGGATACGGAAAAGGAGGGTGACGGTCTGCTCGACATCAAGGTAGAAGATGCAGCTCCCGCGATTGCGGGGGCTTTCTCTTCGCTCGATGGCGATAAGGTCGAGAAAATCCTGAAGCACCTGCTGATCGCGGGCAGTAACATCTCGGTGGAGCAGCCGGGCGAAAAGGTGCGCCTGCTTACGGAAGACCTTGCCAACGAGGTGTTCTGCACCGATGTGCAGGATATGTTCATTCTGGCGTTTGAGGTCATCCGCACCAACTACAACGGTTTTTTCAAGAAGCTCGGCGACCGATTTGGCAAAGTCGCCGAGTGGGCGGAGAAGACGATGGCCCGGGCCCGGAACGCTACGGCGACCTCGACCTCAGCGGTTTCACAGAGCTTGAGCTGAGAATGTACATCCTCATCAAGGCCCGGTTGGCATCCATGTGGGAGCTGAAGAACTGCTATACGCTGGACGAAGCTCTGAAGCTCTATGCGCTGTACCGCATGGAGCAGGACGTGGAAGCCGGCCGGGTAGAGGATATGGCTAAGGAGGTGAGCTGACCAGTATGACCATACGCGACATCGGTATCCTGTTTGGCTACAAAGTCGATCAGGCCTCCGAGCAGAAGGTAGAGGGCAGCATCAAGTCGCTGAAGTCGATGGCCTCCAAAGTTCTCGGCGCGGTCGGCATCACGCTGTCCGTCGCGGGCATCAAAAGCGCCATTGATGGCTGCGTTGAGGTGGCATCCTCCATTGAAGAGATGCAGAACAAGTTCGATGTTGTCTTCGGCGATATGCGGAATGAGGTCGATAAATGGGCGCAGGAATACTCCGATGCCATTGGCCGCAACAAAAACGACATCAAGACCTACCTTGCCGATCAGCAGAACTTGCTGGTCGGCTTTGGCATGACCCGCCAAGCTGGCGCTGAAATGGCCGAGCAGATGACCTCGCTGGCCCTCGACCTTGCCTCGTTTGGTAACATGGACGAAACAGCGTCCGTAAACGCCATGACGAAGGCTGTCATGGGCGAGTCTGAAGCCGCCAAGACGCTGGGTGCGGTCCTGAACGACAGCACCAGAGCGCAGGCGATGGCTACGCTGGGCCTGAAGGGAACCTACGATAAGTTGGACCAGCTCACGAAGATGCAGGTCAACTATCAGGCCATCCTCCAGCAAAGCCCGGATGCCATTGGCGACTGCCAGCGCAGCCTCGACAGCTACGAAAGCACCAAAAAGCGGTACATCGCCAAGCTGAAGGAAATCAAAACGATAGTCGGCCAGTTCTTCCTGCCGACCTATCAGAAGATTCTGAGCATTGGCGCAAAGGGTCTGACGATGATTCGTGACTGGCTCCAGAAGCTCACCGACCTTACGGATAAGCTGGGCGGCTCACAGCGTGTGCTGTCTGTTCTGGCTGCGGCGTTCACGGCCATGCTCGTGGCGATGAACCTCAAGAAAATCGGAGCGGCCATAAACGGCTTTACGAAGCTGGCGCGGGCAATAGGGCTGGGCCACGGAAAGGCGCTGGCCTTTTTTGCGGTCTTCCTGTTGCTGGCCCTCGTGATTGAGGACTTCATCTCGTTCATGCGGGGCGACAAAAGCCTGCTCGGAACCATGCTCGAACGAGCTGGCGTAGACTGCGAAAAGCTGCGCCAGAACATCGTTGGAGTATGGACGAAGATCAAGCAGGCCATCGGCTACATCGGCGAAGGCATCCGTAATGTGGTTGTTCCCATATTTGAGGGCATCCGAACTGCGGCGGTGGTGGCGTTTGAGGAGATACAGAAAGCCGTAGCCAAGGTAGCCCCCGGTATCGCTCAGTTCTTCAAGGAATTGTCGAGCGGGAAGGTTGATAAGAAAAAATGGACAGACATCGGTGAATCCATCGGCAGAATTGCCGTGGGCGTGGTGGCTGTCATAGCCGCTGTCAAGGGCATCTCGGCTATCTTTGGCGTGATTACAACCGTTATTTCTGTTGTGAAAGCGGTCATTTCCGTTATTAAGTTGGCCTTTGTTGTTGTAAAGAGCATCATCACCGTTATCAAGGTGGTCGGTGCGGTAATCTCTGTTCTTGCCAGCGCCTTCGGCCCGGTCATTCTGGCAATCGCCGCTGCAATCGCAATCGGCGTTTTGCTGTGGAAGAACTGGGACAAGATTCGTGAGGCAGCAGGCAATCTGCTGGAAGGCATCAAGGCTACGATTGGCAACGTCCGCGATGCCATTGTGACGGGCATCCAAGCGGCCATCGACTGGATAACATCTCTCCCGGCTGAAGCCCTGAAGTGGGGCTCCGACATCATCGACGGCATCGTATCAGGCATCCAGTCTGCGGTAGGTCGTGTAGGCGAGGCTGTAAAAGGCGTAGCCGATAAGATCAAGTCGTTCCTCGGCTTCTCGGAGCCGGAGGATGGCCCCCTGAGCGACTTCCACACCTATATGCCGGACATGATCGACCTGATGGCATCGGGCATCACTTCCGGCAAGAAGAAGGTGAAGGATGCACTGGAAGGTATGACCGGCGAAATGTCGGTCATTGCCAAAGCCAATGTGGTTTCCAAAGCTACCGGGCGGGGCGTAACCGGCGGCACGACCGGTGGGCGCACTGTGACCCAGAACGTAAACATCAACAACAAGTTCAACGGCGACCGTGCCGGGCAGCAAAAGAGTTCTGAGGCTATGGATAAGGCCGCAGGCGATGCTACCGGCGAGATGGCCCGTGCGCTGGCATTTGCAAAGTAGGTGAGAGTACATGGCAAGAGCAAAACAGCCCGTCAGCGTCGATGACATCGAGTTTGATGCCTTGATCGACTCCGAAGAAGGCTATGAAGCGGATGTGCCTGAGTACCCGACCGAAAAGGGCTTCAGTGTAAGCGATACCATCGTGCTGAAGGCCGACACCCTGAATATGACGCTCTATGTGACCGATACGCCGGTGACATGGAGGGAGCGTACAGGCTCCGGCCCCGGAAAGACGGAGGGCGTTGTTCGTCGGCTGAAGGACTTGTATTTCGCCAAGAAGATTCTCGAAGTCACGACCACTGACTGCGTGTATTCCAACATGGTGATTACAAGCATGAACATCAAGAAGTCTGTGGAGGTCGGCTACGCCCGTGAGATTCCGATAGCCTTCAAGAAGATCGAGGTGACGGAAACCGCCACCGCAGAAATCCCGGCCAGCTATGGCAAGTCGGGCAAAACTGCAAAAGCCGCTGGAAAAGCGAGCACCACCGCCGCAAGTACGGCAGGAAGCGGCTCGTCCGGCGGCTCCTCTGCATCAGGTTCTTCGTCCAGTTCTAGCAGAGGTTCCGTTCTCTATAACGCTGCCAGCAGTTTCGGCTTGCTGGGATAAGGAGGGCGTTCGTGGACTACTTCGTCATCGAAGTCCCGGACATGAACGACAGCGTTGTCAAAGTTTCCCTCCAAAGCAGGCTGTATCAACTGCGATTCACATGGAATGACACCGGCGGCTACTGGATGCTCGGAGTGATGGATTCACTCGGAACGCCACTGCTGCTCGGTGTCAAGATGGTCCCGCAGTTTCCGCTCAACCTGCTGTTCGGCCGGGATGATATGCCCAGCGGCATCTTCGCTGTCCTGACCGAAAAGGAGAGCGTCGGTCGGCAGGATTTTGCCGATGGGACGGCTCGTTTTGTGTTTGTCCCGGCATGATGCTGGAACAAATCATCCAGTAAAATCAATTCTCATTTTGAACAAATCTTCGATGGCGGGTTTGACAATTCGTTCTCAGAAAGTTCCAGACAAATTTCCATATACTTTTACTGGTAAAGTCCGGGTTTAATCAGAGGCTTTTCAGAGGTTTTGGGATGAATGTCGCTCAAAATGGCCGATTTTACATGGAATCCGTTGGATTGTCCGCCGGACAGTCCTTGGACTGACCAAAACGGGAAACTTTTGCAAAACGCTCATATCATTGGTCACTTTCATTGCATTACCAGAACGGTAAGTTAGAATGAAGATGTGAACCGGGCAAACAAAAAAAGAACCAGCGGCTCGCCCTCACAAAGCACCGCTGGTTCCTACATCTTGCCCGGAACAATCCTGAGAAGTTCCGTTGACACGATTATATCATGTCAGCGGGCTTCTTGCAAGATAAAGGAGTGTGCTGATATGAGTGCTATGGACCTTGAGCGTGAGGTCATCCGTATGGGTGATGTCGGTGTCGCTATCGACATGGTGGACAGCAACCTCGCGGATGGCAAGCTGGAGCAGGCGGAACGTGCCGTTGTGATTCTCCGGGAAATCTTCAATGCCCGCAACAAAAGGCTGCGGAGCTGCTTCTACGGAGGTGATCGGAATGCGTGACAACTGCGTGATTTTCACCACGCCGGAACGGCAGGAATTGCGGGTCGTCTTTGACCCGGACGGAACCCCGTTCTTCTGCGGGCCGGATCTCGCGGCAATCGCGGGCTATGAACAGCCGAGAAAAGCCGTCACCGGTGGCAATCAGGGCGTGAACCGTATTGAATCTGTCTTGAGGAAGGTTCCTTGGGACAATGGTATGCGGCGTGGTCGATGCGATTTTACCTGCTTTTCTGCGGAAAACGCCGTGAAGCTCCTGTGCCGCAGACCTGCGCCCTATGCAGCGATTCGCTGGCTGGAGGATGCAACCCTCATTGTGAAGGGCAAGAAGACCCTCGATCAGGTTCCGGCGCTGATTCGGAAGCAGGTTGAGGAAATCCTGAAGGACCTCGAAGTCGAGGTCGAGTAATCGCGCAGGGGAGTCGGGAGAACCGGCTCCCCTCATTTTTTGTATGACGAAGGAGAGGAGGTTCAGATGGACCAGCCTATTACGCGAGCCGAGCATGAGGAGTTCAAGCGTCGGCTCGAAGAGGAAAATGCCCGTCAGGACAGACGAATCGCCTTGCTGGAGGAAAGTGTAAGCAAAATGGGCGCACTGTCCACTTCGGTCGAGAAGCTGGCCCTGAGTATGGAGAGCATGGTCAGGGAGCAGGAAAAGCAGGGAAAACGGCTGGAAACTCTGGAGAGCCGCGATGGAGAGCTGTGGCGTAAGGCCGTCGGCTATGCAGTAACGGCCATCATCGGTGCTTTTCTCGGCTATGTGTTTACGAGAAGCCTGCTGTACGTCGCCCTGCTGATCTGCATCCCCATCGTGACCGCCTGCATCCAGAAAGGCATTGCCGTGTTCATCGAGTTCATCGCGGCAAAGACCAACGACATCAAGGTGCAGCGCCTCGTCCGCGAAATCGGCAGTGCGGTGTCCAATGCCGTGGCCGCGATGAACCAGACCTACGTCAACGATTTGAAGACCGCCGGGACGTTCAAGGAGGCCGAACAGAAAGAAGCACTTATGAAGGCCGTGTCTGCCGCGCTGAAAAGCATGAGCAGCGACGCGCAGGACTACATCAAGAGCAACTTCGGCGATACGACCCAGTACCTCGAAAATCGTATTGAGGCTCAGATCGACGCCAACCACGTCGCCGCCAAGCAGGCCGCTGCCCAGAATACGCTGAATCTGGGCTGAGCCAGCGCAAAGTCAGCGTAAAATGATAATCCCCCTGTACCATGACCCGTAAAAAGGCTGGTGCAGGGGGATTTTTTTGTTTGCACGGAAATTCCGATGGAACAACGTCGCCAGAAAAATCAATTCTCAAAATAGCCAAATTTTGTTATGCACTTTTGACAAATCCTTCCCAGAGGGTTCCAGACGTTTCCCAATACACTTTTACCCGTAACCAAAATGCAAATTCAGAGGTTTTCCAGAGGCCACCAGCGGCTTGGCATCAAATAGCCAGTGGATATAAAAAATATTTTGAAAAAATTAAAAAACAGATTGACTTACCAGTTGGGTAAGTTATAATGATACTAAGATAAATTACCAAAAAGGTAAGTTATCTACAATTACCAGCATCCGGCTGGTAAGTTGGAAGCACGAGCAGGAGGTGTAACAAAATGAAAGGCGAGTGCAGCATGACCGCTTTGGAAGCCAGCCGCTTGATCGACTGGCTGAAGGCTCACGGCCACACGGACGAGGAAGCGACGCAGTGCATTAAGTGCATTGCCGGAGTCCTCGCCCCTGCAACCGGCGAGCCTAAGAAACAGTAAAGGCTAGGTTCCCCCACACAGTTTGCGACACTGCGGGAACCTAGCCAGACGGAACGGGATGGGACCTGCCCCATCTCGTTTCCATCTTATCAGGAGGGCAGGAGAAAGTCAAGAGGTTGAAAGATATGTATGATCTGCGTGAACACAAGGAACTGATTAGCCAGTTGGTTTCCGAGGCCAACCAGAACGACGAAAACTGGCGCTGGTCGGTCAAGTCCGTGGGCAAGGAAAAGGCCCGTATCTTCTGGGAGTATCTGGAGTATTGCGGCCAGAAGGAGCCGTACTTCAGCATCGTGCTGGAGAACACCGGCGATGGCTGCTGGATTACGGCAAAGAACGAGCATGGCGAGACCATGAACTCCGAGATCGTGGAGGACAAGGAGCTGCCGTACCTGAACACCCCGCTGGCCGAGGCCATTACGCTGATGGTCCACGCCATCAGGAACACCGCTCATGCCTGCTACTGAGAGCATCGTCCGCCGGTATGCAGCGGACATCGGTTTTGCGGTAGTCGGGGAGCTGACCCGTAAGCCAGAGTGGGACGGCGTAGCCAGCGGCCCGGAAATTGGGCTGTCTGGCTATTGCTGGGTCTGGGTGGATGAGGACGGCAACGCCTACTACGTTCACGGTGAGGAATGTGCCATCATTGACCCGGAAGGCATGGTCTATTGACCGCCGGTAAATTTCCAGATGTACTCCGTAAATTTTTTCGATAAATCTTCATTTTTCGTTTGACACCAGTGGTGGGTAAGTTAGAATGAAGATACAGAAAAACATACCAAAACGGTAAGATTATGGAGGAACAGAATATGAAGAACGAGTACATCGTAGCGATTGACTACAGAGCGAATTACAAGCCGCTGACCATTGATTACAAGATGCTGAAGGCGGAGAATCTGCTGGATGCCATGAACGAGGCCGAGCAGTACATGGACAAAGAAACGGTCTACCTTCTCAAGATCATGAAGCGCAGCGGGGCAGCTCACAAAGTCAAGGGCGTGGATGCACGAGAAGCCACCTACACCGACGTTCTCACCAACCGGGGCAATGGCTGGCACAGCACCGATGTAGCTCACTGCGAGCAGCCTTGGATGAGCCAGATGTGGATGTACAGCAACGGTTTTGTTGACCTCTACTACTGCGAGGAAGTCCGACCCGCCTGTACGACATCCTGATGAAGTGAGGAGGTGTAAACGATGCGTTACCAGATTGTTTACTGCAAGCGGGGCTGGCCGCTCACCACATGGGCCGACAACGCGGACAGGGCACGGAAACTGGCCGAACAGCTCCGCAGCACTGGTTATTCCGTCGATGTGTGGCAACACACCAAAGACGGAGCACAAAAAACCGACATTTAACCCGCCTGATGATGGCCGCTGGCACCGGCCGAAACGCCCTGCTGGGCGTCGCGGGAGCCACCCGCAGATACATGATATTTTGGAGGTTTTAGCTATGGAAAACAAGAACATGACCGCTGCTCGTGAGTGGGAGAACGACCCGAACTGCTTCCTGCGGATGCTGAACAGCCCCGCACAGCAGCGGAGCCGCGCAGCACGCCGCCAGAAGGATGCCTACCGGGAGCGTTTCAACAACGTGCTGAACGCCGTTGCCATCGGCGCAGCAGCCTTTGCCGTCACCCTGCTCGTTATCTGCTTCGTTCTCTGATGGAGGTATCAGCTATGGATAACCAGAACATGACCTATCCCGAACTGCGGGACCTGTTCGTTGAGCGCAACAAGACCCAGCTTGCAAAGCCGGTGAGCGCCTGCATCGTATTTGCTGAGAGCAACTGGCCTGACCGGCATTACCCGCTGCGCAGCCGCACCTATGAGGTCAGCAGCGACAACAAGGCTTTCCGGTCGAGCTGCTGCTCCACCAGCCTGTTCGGTTCCTGCTTGGATGGCACCGACCAGATGGTTCGCCTCGACTGGTACATGAAGGACTTTGGCAACAAGGGCGGCTGGGTCGTTGACCACTGCTACCTGAAGGAGAACAGCGATGAATCCGATGTATGATTGCTCCGGCCGGCTTGACCGGTTCGGCGGTATGACGGAGCCGCCTGATGATTACTATTTCTCGTACAGAGAGTCTGATGATTCCTGCAACGAACAAGTGGAGGAGGACTGTGACAATGAATAACTCGCGACGCAAGCGTATCAGCAAGATTGCAGATGCCCTGAATGAGCTGAAGGGCCAGATTGATGAGCTTTACGAGGAGGAGCAGGAAGCCTTCGAGAACATCCCTGAGAGCTTGCAGGGGACTGAGCGGTATGAGGTTGCAGAAAATGCGGTCGATATGCTCGAATCTGCATCCTCCGGCCTCGAAGATGTCATCTCGTTCCTCGAAGATGCGGAGGGCTGATTTATGGGACGTGGCAATGTTTATGTGACCGGCTCGTATGAGGGCCTGTTCTACATCGACAACGATGATCTGCGGGTCTGGCGTAAGGACGGCCCTGACGGAAAGGAGCCTGAAATTCGGATGATGGCAGACATCAGCCTTGATGAACTTGTTGCCGATGACTGGTACGTTGATGAAATCGAGAGCAGCTACAAGGAGGAAGACGTTCTCAGATGCTTCTGCGCCGAACTGCGGAAGCTCTGCCCCAGCTTCCAGCCTGCGGCCAACTCGAACGTCTGGCTCGGCAATGAGCGTCGGGTCATCCTCGAAAACGAGCTGTTTTACATCTGCGTGGAGGATAACGAGTGGTCACTGGCCGTCGAGCTTGTCCAGAAAGACGGCTACTCCGACTGTCAGAGCGCATGGCTGGCCGGTCTTCAGAAGCGGCGCTACCGGGGATACCTTGATGACATGAAAAAGGCTTTGCTGGCCCGCCTGCCCAGCATTGGCGTTCGCACCGGGCCGTGGACTCACGGAACTATCACCAGAGAGGAGGCTGGCGTATGCTGAGTGACATGATTGATGATCTCGTCCGGGCCGACTGCCAGCAGGAAAAGGAAGCAGCTTACCGGCAGCTCGAAAAGCTCGGCGTTGACCGCATTACCGCTGATGTCATCGCCGATGAGCGCCGAAAGGAGGCGCACCTGTGAGCCGCTATATTCCCCCTGAAGAGATGAGCGAGGCCCAGATCAGGGAGCAGTTGGACGCTGAGTATAAGCACTGGGATGACCTGAAGAAGAACGGCTGTTCTGACCCTGCATGGCCGGATGGCGTGAATCTGAACCTTGTTCGGAACCACATCATCTACTGGTATCGGCTCCTGCGGGAACGTACCAGCCAGACCGTACAACTCTCGATGTTCGACGCTGGTATGGATTTGAGGAACGAGCGGCCGCTACCGCCGGAGCTGCCGGACAAGTACATGGTTCCGACCGGGAAGTACCGCGACCGGCTCAACAAGACGTGGACGGGCCTGATTTTTGACCCGAAAATTTGACGAATGGAGGACAATATGACGAACGAAAAATGTTTTGAGGTTCATGCCGAGCTGGTCGTTCGGCCGACCGGTCAGGATGTCGATGACATTATGGTTTCTGCACTGGAAGGTGGCATCTGCTACTGGTGCGACCGTGTGACGGTCGAGGGCCAGTATCTTGGCAAGTATGCCAGCGAGCAGATTTCTCGCGGTGGAACGCTGAAGGTTCATGTGACGGAACCGTTTGACGAGCAGGACACCGAGTGGTACGAGCTGGACATCGAAAAGTTCATACAGGGATTCCGGCTCTGGCTGGAGAACGGCGGGGACTGCTACGGAGCTGTGAGCGGCGACGGCAAGGTGGACTGCGGCGAGATTGACGCGGGATGTGCCGATGCGATAATCCAGTACGCCCTGTTCGGCGATTTGGTATTCGGCTGAGGGGAGGCAAAATGATGATGGCATGGTTGATCGTGGTAGATCAGTGGCTCGAAACGGCCACGGACATCCTCTGCGCTGCTTTTTGGGCAATCGTCGGGGCGATGGCTGTTGTGGGCTTGGCGAGGCTCTTTCTGGGGAGGCGTTGGTAATGAGAACATTGAGAGAGCGCGATGCGCTGCTTGAAGAATTGTGGAAGCGGTTCGGGGATGTCCCTATGGACCCCTCCACCGAAACGATGGAGGCCCCGTTTCTGGATTTCCCGGCAGGAACCAGCCGCGTTGACATCTGGCGCTGGTTTGATGAACGGCATAGCAAGGGCATTGCCTACTTGATTTACAACGAGGATGCTTCTAACGCGGCAAGCATCACGAGCCTGCTGCACTGCCAGAAGCTCTGCACTGAATGCTGTTCTGAAACCTGCGTGTTTAACCCGCAGGGCATCTGCATGGCTCCGTTCCTGACCGGGAGGAAGCCGGGCGTCCACGACGATGGCTGCACCGATTACTGCCCGAAACCGCCGGATGGCTGTGAGCCGGTCCGCTCATACTCCGAATATGAGCTTCGGAGCTATGAGGAGGACGTGCGGGAATATATCTCACAGTTCACCGATGAGGAGCTTATGGAAGCCTATGAGCTTGACCGAACGACGCTCAATGCGCTCGCCCCGCGTGCGGCGGTCTTGATGCGGAAGTATATCGACAATGACGATAGCTGGACGTACCACCGTGATTATGCCATCTCGGAGGCTGTCAGCGAGTATAAGGAGGACAAAAACAATGCCTGAGAAAATGATGCCCTATGCGCTGCGGATGACGCTGGCAGTGCTTGCAAATAGGCCGGATGATGCCCGCAACATTTCTGCTGAGTGCGTCACCGCGATGACCAAAGAGCTGATGGACGTTGTAAGCCGGTATGACCTGATGGACTTCCCGTTCATGGTTGCTGCCCTGCGGCTCACCGCAACCTCGCTGGAGTCCCTGCTGGATGAGCACGGAAAGGGGATTGCCGATAACATCGTCGCCAACACCACCTGCATAGAGCTGTTCGAGGATGCCGCCGGGAACTACTTCACCGTCCTCTACCAGCTTTCTGGATGCCAGCATCATACCATCACCCCGGTAAGCGCCCGTGCTGCCCAGCAGTTCTTAGAGAGGTTCGGGAGCAGAGCATAACTGCTGGCTAAAGTTCCTTCGGTATACGGTAAATTTTTTTGTGAAATCTTCAGTATAAGTTTGACTTACCAGACCGGTAAGTTAGAATGAAGATACAGAAAACAACTTACCAAAACACGGAGGGCTTGAACATGAAAACCTACATCGTCACCTATTTCCGCCACAACCCGCAGCTCAAGAACGGAGGCTACACCTCCACCTGCAAAATTGAGGCCGTGTCCATCGCGTCGGCTCGCAAGAAGGCTCGCGAGTTCTGCGAAGGCGCAGTGTACGGAAGCCGCGAGTTGCTGGATGTTCAGAAGGAGGTCAACGGCTGATGGCTCGCAAGGAAATGTACACTCTCAAGGTTGACGGCCGGGTGGTCTGGACCAGCAACCGGCTCCCGTACATGAAGAAGATCGCAAACGAAACGCTTGAGCTGGACAACGGCTTCTTCGCTGAGATTCTGCGCTACAACAAGACATATTCGACCCGCTTCTACAACACGAAGTGGAACCGCTGAAAGGAGGATGCCTTATGGCATTGTACGCCGTTTACTATCAGACCGGTGTTTCGCCCCTTGATGGCGCACCGCTCTGCACCATCGACCTTGTGACGCAGGTCGAGGCCACCGCGATTGCCAAGCAGCAGGAGCTGACCGATGCCGGTCTGGTTGCTTGGCATGAGCAGATTCAGTAAGGAGGAAGACAGAATGGCAAAGATCCGCGAAGGCTGCCCCTGCGATGAATGGACGCAGGAAATGCTCGACAAGTTCTGCTCCATCTGGGACGAGTGGCATTTGAACGATATGCGTCCGTACTGCAAGCACCAGAAGGAGCTTGGATGGGACAAGCTGGCCGTCACGCCTGTCACCCTGTACCACTATCGGCTGAACAGCAAAACCCTCCGGCGGCAGGAATCCATGAAGAAAAGCTCGTGGAAGATGCTCTGCGATGGCATGACCGCTGCTCTGAGCGATGACCAGATCGAAGTTGCTAAGTTGCCGTACAGCCTTACGCTTCCTCATGAAATCTCCGGCGATGCAGCTTTGTATTACGAACCGCAGAAGCCTCTCTATCCCGGAATGGCTGGTGCGACCGAAACAAAGGCCCTCGGCTGGCTCCATCCTGAGGAACACCCTGATGGCATTCTCGGCAAGCCCTGCCCGGTCTGCGGCTACAAGTACGGTCACTCGTGGTTGACGGAAGAAGTCCCGCAGGATGTGATTGACTGGCTGTTCAACCTGCCTGAGTCGCCCGTCGAACCGGCGTGGGTGTGATTATGAGCGACTATCAGCAACTTTCCATGTTCACCATGAACGTAGACCCGGTTACTGCCACCTGTTGCATGGATGGTTGCCCGGCTCGGGCCAACCCGGTGGAGCCGTGGATGGCAGCGCTCATCCCCGCTGGAGAGTATGTGGTGCAGGTTGCTGGGCATCCGCTGGTTCTGCGGCCCATGCCCGGCAGACAGGCCGACATCCAGCGTGGGCATGAATACTACCACTACATGATCGGCGGGCGGCTTTATGCCGGCACATTCGTTGGGAGGGATTCTGGATGATGGACAAGATTGTGGTCACAGCGGCGGACATCGAAAAGCTCCTTGCATGGCGGGATGAGCACAACGATCTGGTTCGTTCGATGCCGGTTCCCCTGCGAGAAGTGGAAATCCAGATTGTCGAGAGCGGCATCTCTATCAAGTGCTTCCGCTCTGACAAGAAGCTGAAGCTCTACCTCAACAGCCCGGCCCGGGAGCTCGGCCACGTTGTCTTTGCTCCGCTGGGCAACGGCCTGTGGAAGAAGAAAGTAAGCACGCTTCCTGCGGACTGTAACCCCACCGAAACCGAACAGGGCGCTTTGACCGTGTACGGCTCCCTGATGGCGCTGATGACGTATGGAGCGGTCGGCATCAGGGGTGAGAAATCCGCCACCTCAACAAAGGCTCCCGCCAAGCGCATAGGCTCCACAAAGCCGCATACCGCCAACACCACATACATCATTCACTCGGCTGGAAAACAGCTCACAGTGGTTCCCAGAGGCCACCATGCAAGCCCGGCCTGCTCCTTTACCGTAAGAGGCCACTTCCGCCACTACAAAAGCGGCAAGACGGTCTGGATTGCGGAGTACCGCAAGGGGACTGGCCGCAGCCGGGACAAGACCTACAAGATCGGAGGTGATCTTGGATGACCGAGAAGTCCGAATGGCAGTTCCTCGTTGATTACCTCAAGGATGACACGACAGATTTCTACAACGATGCCTGCCAGAACCAGCTTGTGGCCTTGTGGACCTCGTACTGCCTGCATAACAGCCTCGATGTCGATACAGCGATGTACGATGCAGTTTTGATGGATTTGTTCAACGCTCTCTCCGATGAACAGAAAGCCGAACTGCACTGCACCGGCTTCTCGGAGCTTGATAGTATGATGGCCCAGTGGCTTGTCTGAAAGGAGATAAAAAATGAGCGACATACGGTTAGTTAATGTAGTACCCATCGTCAACGGATGGAACGATGCGGCGAAGAAGAATCTGGAGGAGGCCAAAACCTTGATGGCCTCCGGGAACCATCTCGACTACAACAAGGGTGTTGTCAAGGAAAGCGTTGCGAACCTCGTTTCCGGGTTTGCCGATGACCTGATGAGTGCGCCTTTCATCGACCCGGAAACGCTGCGGCCGATGGCACACTGGGATGGACAGTATGGCGGCTACTATGACGGAGAGCCCGTCGTACGCTGCAAGGACTGTGAACATTTCAAGAACTACGGAAAGACATCTTTGCTCGCCGATGGAAAGAGCATCAAGGCGGGGTGGTGCTACAGACGGATTCGGTATGATGAGGAGTACAGGATGCCGCCGGACGGTTTCTGCTCATACGGGAAAAGAAGGAATGGAGGTAATTGGGAGAATGCGATTTTTTACCCTGTGGACGTTCCGTTCTGGATGCCGTTGCCTGTAGCGCCGGAGGAAAAAGCAGAATGACACGTAAAGAAATGTTTGACCTCAGAATTGCAAGTGATGGATTTCGTTATGCGGTCAGAAAAGCGCTGTTTGAATGCTCCAAATTTCCGCCCTGCACCGAGCGAATGATCGTTGAGGGAAGACTGGCTGAAGCGCTGTATTTTTCAGAGCGGATGATGGAAAAAACGTACAAAGACCTTGAAACGGAGGAAAAAACTAATGTGGGCTGAAATGTCTGATGCAGCCAAGTGGCTGGCAGTTGGAGCTGCGATTGTCGCGGCCATTATCGTAACTGGGCAGACGTACCCGTTGTGTGGTTCTTTCTGATTCCGATGATCTGTTGATGAGGAGGTGCCGACCGTGGAACTGAAGAACAGCGAGCATTACAACGACCCGACGCCGTATGAGGCACACAAGAACATCCGCAAGGAGGAACAGCTTGAAGCTGCCCGGATGCGCACCATCAGTGCATTGGTCAGCGCATTGAAGCAGGTAGCCGATCTCGCCGGGTTCGAGATCGTGGGCCGGGTTGTCCTTATGGATAAGGATTCTGGGAGGATTTTCAGATGAGTACCCCAAAGTGCGAGATGTGCGGACGGGACATACCGAACGCCAAGAACCGCCAGAAGTTCTGCCCTGACTGCGTAAAGAAACGTCAGGCCGCACAATCCCACAAATCTTATCTCAAGCACCGCGAGCATTATCTGGAACGCAGCCTTGCTCAAGCTGAACGTCGGAAGCAGGAAGCGCTGGAGGAAAGGATGCTGGAGGAACTTTTGCTCGCAAAAAGACCGGAACCGAAGTACAGCATCACTCAGGTGGTCGAAAAGGCAAAAGACCTCGGCATCAGTTACGGCTGGTGTTCGTATCTGCTTTCGGTCGGAAAAGTCTGTATGGAATGAAAGGAGAGCGCTTATATGACGCTGATTACGAAGTCCGAAGAATTGATGGCCGTTTCTGTCCGGCAGGGTGTTGAGCTTGCCGCCATTGAGGCCAAAGTGCTGCTGGGCTATCTGGAGGGGCATGACTACAGCCTGATGATGGATGACAAGTTCCATCTCGCCCTGCATGATAATCAGGATGGTGAGGATGCCGACAACGATCAGCCGTACACCATCCGCGACTGCATCGACTTCTGTCAGGAGATGAACAGCGAGCTTCTTCTGGAGGAAGCGGGAAAAGAAGGCGGCGACCCGGACTATTTCAGCGAGCTTCAGAAGGACGAGCTGATTCTTGACAGAATGATGGAACGCGCAAAGGTAGCGCTTCCGCCCCGGACCAGCACCTACGATGTCGTCATCGTAGAATACCTGAAGAAGGTCGTACCCGTCGAAGCGGCGAGCTGGGAAGAGGCCAAGATGCTTGTCAGCGAGGCGTGGGACAACGGAACCTACGTCTTGACCGCAGATGACTTTGCCGACGTGAGCTTTACGCTCAGCCGCTGATGCCGTCCAAAAAGCAGTTGCATTATCGGTAAGCATCTGTTAGAATAGGGATATGCGGCACTATACCGAGCAAAAAGGCCCCACACGGGGTCTTTTTGCTGCACAGATACAAACAATCTTTGGCTGCAAAGGTAGCGTTTCAGACGGAACCAGTGGCGCTCCTGCGTTTTGAAAACACACGCATTTTCGCTGCTTTCCATGCTGGCATCCCGACTCCCGTCAGTATGGGGGACTTCTTCTTGAAAAACTCCGGGCTGGCGGTAATCAGCGTATCCACAAACCGGGTGCTGTCCCTGCGGGTACGGCAGCCTGCCTGTTCAATACGGCTTTGAATGAAGTGGTAATAGCGTCCCTCCGGCTTGACGATGTAGAAATTGTACTTGCTCCGGCTGGTGTCAATGTCGGGATTGCTGGCGTACTGTTCCTTTTGCCGTTCGTGATGGGCTTCCAGCGGTCTTGCCGGATTGCCCTTGTGTTTTTCAAATCGCAAAATTGCGTGTTGTGCCATGAAACTCCTTTCCCCGTTCCGTTCCTTTCCGGGACTTTTCCACAGGAAAATCCCGCAGAAAATATCTCGGATAGGAAGGGAATGGATAGAATATAAATCAATATTTTTATCTTTGTATTTCTATATACCGTCCGTTTTTCGTACTTCAAGAGGATTGATTATCGTACTCTATGAGTGCGGTTTTCAGTCCTCTGGCGTTCCATAGCCGGATTTCTTGAAGTCGGTGTTTGGAACCGCTTCATAGGATTTTGGGTAAATGCGGTTGGGTTTTCCACAGCCCTGCTTCTGGATTTCCACCAGTCCGGCATATTGCAGTTCCCGCAGGGTGTTGACCGCCTTCTGCCGCCCGCAGTGGAGCAGCTCCACTACCTCGTTAATGGGATAGTAGAGGTAAATCCGCCCGTATTCGTCCGCCCACCCGTTTTTTCGGGATAGGTCTGTCCGGCGCAGGATAAAGGCGTACAGAACCTTTGCTTCGTTGGACAGTGGCGTGAATGTGGGGGCTTCAAAAAGGAAATTGGGAAGCCGGGTAAAGCTGACCGTCTTTTCCGGCTGATGGATATAAATTGTGTTTGTCATATCGTGTTTTGTGGACGGTTAGAAGCTTGTTTCCGGGGGCAGACGGTAGTTTCTATTGCCTGCCCCTGTTCTGTGCTTGCAAAGCCTTGTAAATCAAGGACTTTTCAGCCCCTAACTGTCCACAGTAGACCTCCTTTTCCGTTCACTTTCTGTTTTCTGCCGCCTGTGAACTCTGGTGGCACAGTCGGGACAGTATTTCGCCCGGTTGGACTTTGGGACGAACACTCTGCCGCAGACCGCACAGCGTTTTAGCTCCTTATCCCGGAAAATCTCTGCTTCCAGCGTTCCGATTTGCGGCAAGACCGACCAGCGGAACCACTTACAGCAGACCGAGAAAGAAATGGTCTGGGGGCAGGTGTGGGTATCCCCATCGTCAAGGAGCATACAGTTCCCGTCCTCATAACAGCAGCACTCCCGGCGGATCAGGGCGTTTGCCTGTTTCCTCTGTGCCGGTGTCATGCGGTAAAGGGAACCGTCCGGCTTGCTCTCTATGGGCAGCAGTCGTTTATATGGGTTCTCTCTCATGTGTTCCCTCCATTTTTCCTTTGCCGTTCTCCCCGAAAAGGCTTCCTGCCCCATTCCTGCGGCGTGTTTCGGCGTTGGCACGCTCCCCGGACTTCGGGACATTTTGTCCCGAAGTGGCTCGTTGCGGTGCTTCCCCTGCCGGGGTATTCCTTTTCGGACGGTCATTCATTTTTCAAGGTGCAGCTCATCGATGAACT